AATATTATAGCGGATGGCCGCCACGTGTCAACGATCCGTTAATGAACCTTCTAGTATATAAGTTACCCCAATACACCAATACAATCAGCAAGTTTGAGAGGAGCTCAATCGGTGTACACCCCTCTTATTACAAAAATGCCACCGCCTAAGAAATTTAGAATTAACTCCAAAAACTATTTCCTCACTTATCCCCAGTGCTCTCTTACTAAAGAAGAAGCACTTTCCCAATTACAAAACCTAAAAACCCCAGTAAACAAGAAGTTCATCAAAATCTGCAGAGAGCTTCACGAGAATGGGGAGCCTCATCTCCACATACTCATCCAGTTCGAGGGGAAGTACCAGTGCACGAATAACAGATTCTTCGATCTGGTCTCCCCAACCAGGTCAGCACATTTCCATCCAAACATTCAGGGAGMTAAATCAAGCTCGGACGTTAAGTCCTACATCGACAAGGATGGAGACACCATTGAATGGGGAGAATTCCAGATCGACGGCAGATCTGCAAGAGGAGGTCAGCAAACAGTCAACGATACATACGCAAAGGCGTTGAATGCTGCCTCTGCCGAGCAAGCTCTGCAAATCATAAAGGAAGAACAACCACAACATTTCTTCCTTCAACACCACAACCTGGTTGCTAACGCAACCAGAATATTCAAGAAGGCTCCGGAACCGTGGGTCCCTCCGTTTCGTCTCTCCTCTTTCACTAACGTTCCGGACGAGATGCAAGAGTGGGCCGATAGTTATTTTGGGCTTGATTCCGCTGCGCGGCCAAATCGTCCAATAAGTCTCATAGTTGAGGGTGATTCAAGAACAGGCAAGACGATGTGGGCTCGTGCCTTAGGCCCACATAATTATCTGAGTGGACACCTGGACTTCAACTCAAAGGTTTACTCGAACGAAGTGGAATATAACGTCATTGATGACGTCTCTCCGCAATACTTAAAGTTGAAGCACTGGAAAGAGCTCCTTGGGGCCCAAAAAGACTGGCAGTCAAATTGCAAGTACGGGAAGCCAGTTCAAATTAAAGGAGGGATCCCATCAATCGTGCTCTGCAATCCAGGTGAGGGTGCCAGCTATAAAGATTTCCTGAACAAAGAGGAAAACGCATCCCTCAGGAACTGGACACTCAAGAATGCTGTCTTCATCACACTCGACTCCCCCCTGTATCAAGAAGAGACACAGGCAGGCCAAGAAGAAACAGCCCAAGAGGAGAGCCATCAGGAGACGGCGTCTTGACTGGGGGTGCAATTGCACAGCTTACGTAGACATAAACTGCAGAGATCATGGATTCACGCACAGGGGAATTCATCAATGCGCGTCAAGCAGAGAATGGCGTTTATATCTGGGAGATAACAAATCCCCTGTATTTCAAGATTTCCCAGGTAGAGGACATGCCATACACCAGAACGAGGGTGTACCACCTCCAGATACGGTTCAACCACAACCTCAGGAGAGCGTTGCATCTCCACAAAGCCTACCTGAATTTCCAAGTCTGGACGACATCCCTGAAAGCTTCTGGGAAGACTTATTTGTTTAGGTTTAGGCATTTAGTTATGATGTATTTAGATCAGTTAGGCGTAATTTCCCTTAACAATGTAATTAGAGCTGTACGATACGCCACCGACAAGGCGTACGTCAATCATGTACTAGAAAATCATTCAATAAAATTCAAACTTTATTAATTCATTATCGAATCGTAGAAGTAGATCCGAATCTTAAGGGTTGCATACACGGGGTTAGAGGCATGGGTACATGCCATATACAATAACAGGGCGTTCTCCGTATGATTCTCATACTTCCCAGCCTCCTGGTGGTTGTACACCACATAATTGTTGACCTTCCAGAAACGCTTGACCAGAGCCTGCTCGTTGCTGGCATACTGTCCACCTGTCACCTTGGCATAGAACTTCTTCATCACCTGGTAACGATCACGGAGATCGTTCTTAACGGTGGCAGTGCTGGGCTCATTATCAAACATATTAAATACCTGTCCAAAATCCATAGGAGTGCCATACGGTCTCCGGTCCCTAACTAACCAGAACATAACGCTGTTAGTGTGGTTCTTCAACTTGATGTTGTCATCCATCCACACCTTGCCTAATATGTATACGGACTTAACACAGAAACGCTTACCAACACGGTGGGTAATACCATTGCCACGTGTCACATCGGAAATACACATCACCTTACCAGTGTGAGCAATATCGTGACGCTGTTCATAAGACTGGACCTTACACGGGCCTTCACAACCTCTTGGAACATCGGGAGTCCTTAGCGTCCGATATATTCTGGGCTTCCTGTACATGGGCCTGTTAACCCATTCCGTGGCCCTGTTCGTTGTTGGGCCGATGCGTGCGCGTGGGGAGTAATTCGCATTGCGGGTGACCTTTGACGTACCGGGCATCGCGCGCCATGGGAGATCGCGCTTAGGCATTTTGAATTAAAGACATAGGCCCGTTAAGCCTTTAATTTATAACCACCCAAAAACTTAGGGCCCAAGTTTTTTGCAAATATCTAGGCTGGTCAGACGCAATATCATTGGACGACGCGAAAGATTTCGCTTTAACTCAAATTAAAGGCGGGGCGCGCGTACGGGTGGGGGAAAAAATCGCGCGGCCATCCGGT